ACGTACTGTAGCTGTCGTAAAGCATACTGCGATCCGACACGTCAGACTCATCGCGTACCAGGTTTAGCCATGCCGCCTGCTCATCTTGGATATTAAATTTATAGAGACTGTCAGACCCTAGTAGACGCTGCTGTGAGATACGAGCGGAACGAAGGGCGATGTACTGTTTAGCAGCAAACGGGAGGTCATCAAAAGGTAAACCAACAAAGACCTCGACCATAAGTGGGTCAGTGAATGTGTAGGTGTTATCTTCACGGTTAAATAGTCGAAGACCACGCTGGACAACATCAATGTCAGACGAGGTTTCTATACTATCTACACGCAGTGTGTTATTTGGTAGTGCTATTTCATCATTAGTATTGGGGGAGAGTGTGTACTTCTCGATGTTCCAATGCCAGCCAACAGACTGAACTGATCGGGATGTCTCATCAATAATATCTGAGATGATCTGAGCGTCCGGGGCGGCGCTATCGAGAGTAGTCACAGGGGGTTCACCCATTGACGAGAGGCAAATGTTCACCGCCTGTAACTTCGTCATAGGATTCACATAAGTAGGCATTAATTGCCCTCCGGTAAATGGGATAATTAAAAGGGATAAATAAAGGGGTGGGGAGAGCCGAAACCCTCCCCGTTAAGCCTTATGCAGACTTACGTAGTTCAATGATGCACTCAGGGCGAAGAATGCCATGACCTACAGCCATCTTGGATAGCATGAGGGTACCCTGACGGCGGATATCGTAATCACTCTCAGACTTCAGGTCCAAGAGTTTCACGGTACCCATTGCGTAGGGGTGCATGATCAAAGCAGCAGTGTCAGAAGCATTAACCTGATACTTTGTACCAAAGTCAACCGTAGTGGTTGTGTGGTCTTGGGCAAGGTTGTTTGTCTTCACGATCTTCATACCAGCTACGTTGATGACGTTGCCATCTTCGTATGCGCCGTTACCACCTGTGAAATCCCTGTTCAGGATCTTGTCGTTAGTGACAAGGCCCCAATAGGTAGCAGGTGATACAAACACATAACGATCTGACGCTGGGATATTACCTTCGTCCATAGTCTGTGCAGCATCATAAATAGCATCAATGATCTGCTGTACTGTTGGGGTAGCACCAATAGCTACCGACGACGCATCGCCTTGTCCAACAGCGCCTGCACCGATACCAGCTGCGTCACGAGCTGCTTTAACAGCCAGTGAGAACAGGTTACGGTCGTAGGTCTGGGCGAGTGCTTCGCCGCAGCCACGGGCATACTCTGATCGTACTTCGTAGTGGTTCTTTGCCTCATCAATGTTGGCAATAAATGCCGAGCTGAGGAGCATGTCATCAATGGTGACAATCTTCTCATCATGTTGAACGGCGGTGCCTGTGATCTCAGCACCCGGCGTGTGATAAGCAGCCACATTACCAGCGATTGCTGGGAACTGGGCAGACTTACCGCTTGACAGGTTGCGAACACGGGTCTTGTCCTTCATGACACAATTGTCATAGAAGATGGTCATCACTTCGCCAGACCATACCTTCAAGAAGAGGGCGTCGGTGGCACCAGCGCCAGCGATTTGACCGAGACGTGATGGGGTTGCATTAGCCATAATATATTTCCTTCTGAAATGAAAAGTGGTTGTTAAAATAGTTGTTGTTAAAATGTAGCACTTCTCACGATCTAGTTATCCGCTTCCTCATACCCCGCAGGGTGAGGATTAGGGCCAGAAGGCTTTGTTGTTCTACTTGTGTTTGGGCTGCTTACGTCTGTTAGCAGACCGGGTTTTAATGGAGAGGTTGCTCATCCGGTTATCGGTGGGTTTTAAGTTTTTGTGATCCACCTCTTTACCTTTTATAGCTTTCTCTCCATGTTTCTTAATCATCAAACGCCGCGCTCGTTGCCGCGATATGTTGGCTCTGCGGCGCTCTGGCGTCCGCGATGCTTTGTACTCTTTGTTGTAATCACGGGCCATTGATGTAATTCCTAAAATATGTCGCTGTTGGAGAGTTTCTTCTCAACCTCACGACGAAATGCAGGATCGACTTTGTAACGGGGATCGGACATCTCAGCCCGCATCTCAGCTAGTGAACGATAGGACTGCGAGGATACCTGAGCTGTAGCACCCTTTACGGATCTAGTAGGCTCAAAGCCTTCCGAGGCATTGAAACGTGCCTTCAGACCAGCCACAGCCATTTTGGCAGTGTTAAGGTCGGCACTATTTACAGCCTTGTTGTAGGCTTCCACCTCTTCTATTGGGAGAGTATCAGCAGCCCATCCCACCATTGCTTGGTAGTTCTCTTCACCACCAACACTTCCAAACACCTCGTTACGTGTTCGGTCGAGGAGGGCCTCTTGACCTTGAATAAAAGAATCAACTACATGCTTTGGGATGCCTGACTTTTCGAGCTTTGCATACGCATCCTCGTTTAGTTCTCCTGCTTCCCAATACTGTCTACTAAGGTCATCAAAGTCCAGCCCAGCCTCTTTTGTGGCCTCACGAGCTGCCTTCTCAGTTTCCTCTTGAGACTCTTCGGTACTCTCTTCTTCCTCTACTTCTTCAGAGGTCTCTTCAGTCGGGATCTCATCCGCAACCTTCTGGCCCCTACTCTGTTTCTTCTCCAGTTCAGTGTAGGCTTTCGCCATCTCTTCCATGGATGAAAACTTCTCAGGTAGCCATTCCGGTCGATCCGGGTCTACCGGTTCTTTGAATTTAGTAGACTCTTCTTCTAACGAAGGGTTGTACTCTTCATCAAAGCTCTTGATTTCCACGCTTTCGATTTCTGCCATTTACTGTTCCTGTGGTGGTGCGGCATCGGCCTCTGAGGCTCGTGCCTGTTCATCTGCGATACCTTTAACAACACCGGGTGCGGCCTTACCAGCCATATCACCCATCATCTGCTGCATCTGCTGCATCTGTTGTGCCTGTTGTGCCTGCTGTTGTTCCTGGGCCATCTGGTCCTCGCTCTTAACAAGGCCGGAGGCGTCAATACCTAAAGAGGTTGCTACGCGAGAGATGTAATCGCCGGGGTTCATATGTTTTGCTAGTACCTCAGGGCCTAGAGGCTGGAGGGCCTTCAGTAGGGAGAGGTATTTATTTAGATCATGTCCACGTCCTAGGGCTTCTAAGCCAGTCACAATGGCTGGCTTGACAACACCTTTAGGGAGTGCTGGGAGGCGCTTGGCTTTGGTCATACGGTCCATGATACGGTTAACGAGAGGCATCTGAAACTCTTGGCTCAAGATTGAGTAGACACCACCGAGGGCATCTTCCAACTCTGAGGCCATGAACCGGATCTCCTCAGCGGTCACACGCTCGGCCTGCCTTTGCACAGAAGAGTGCATCAAGAAGGCGAACGAGAGGCGCTCAGTGATGGTCTTGGCGGCTTCATATGCAATACGCATATCTGCCTGCTTCTCAGTCTGGATTGCAGCTACATCATCGACCTTGCCGATAATGATGTCTCCACTCTCTGCCTTCGTGATATCCCTCATACGGGTCACCCCGTTGGGGTTCAGCAGGAATACGACTTTGGCAGCTACAGCAGCCGACTCTACAACGGCCTTCGAGAGGCCTTCGAGGGCGATCAGGTCACCAATGTATTCCTCTACGTAGGATCGTCCATAGTCTTCACCATCGACAGCGGTCCACCGGAGGGCCATGAATGGGGGTTTCTCAATAGGCCATGAGCCTTCCGAACCAGGTACACGCTTATTGGCAATCTCTTGATACATCTTCCATCGGGTACCATCTCTGAACCAGCGTGTGAATACCTTGATGTTTTTATCACGAGATATATCACCATCATCATCATACGACTCATCATCAGACAGAAGAGCACGGTCTTCCTCAGAGAGCATCTCGCGGGACACCTCGTCCATAGCGATTACCTCAAGGACGTTACCCATGACATCACGTTGAACAACAAACCTATCCATCCGGTAGCCGCGAATGTTAGCATCCGGGGGAAGGTAGATCAGATAATTTCCACCAACGATTAGATTCTTTAGTGTTAAGAATACAGGTGACCGAAGCCCGGAGGCTTCAACCTCAGACTGAACAGCTCGTTCAATCTTGTTTAGCCCTTCGTCAACCATAGCTCGTCCACCGGGACGGCCTGCTAGTTCATCGAGGGTGAAATCATCAACGATAAGCCGGAAGAAGGGAGAGTTAGGGGGGAGGAGAGACAACAGTAGCTTTGATGCTAGGTTGTTTACTCCTCGTGCGCCGATAGACTGCCACGGGGTGTAATACTCCGTGGTAGGTCCATGTCCATCAGGAGGGATCAGCGTAGGCTGAGTAAGCTCAGAACATCGCTGCGCCCTCGAGAGGAACGACCGGCGACCTTCTTCTAGTTGCGAGTATTTCGCCTCAAGGGTCGTATCGCCATTTTTCATTGATTAATCCTTATACGGGGATTGATAGACCACTGGACCCACCACTGGAACTGTCGGTTGGAATACCTAGTCCATCGGTGCGGTACTTTTTTGTACCTGCGGCTCTGTTAGCCATCGAGTCAGCCGTTTTAGGAGCCGTATTTCCTGGGGCAGACTGCTCAAGTGTAGGGGGTGGCGGCGGCGGTGGTGGCGGTGGTGGGGCTGGATCGGGGGAGTCTCCGAAACACATGTCACATTTCTCCTAGTGAGTTTTGGGTTAATTCATTATAGACCATACGGAGGTGACGTGCTACGCCAACTGCCCCGCGATTCATCCAGATTTCACGCTCAGTCTGCGAAGGCTCTGGGGCCTTATCTTGGTAGAGCAGTTCAAGGTAATCTATTAGCTCTTCTGATATGTAGGGTGGTTTGAACTCATCCATATTAAACCTCACATGTTCGGATGCCTGTGGATGGGTCGAAGGTGCAGGACTCTAGTTTAAGAGGTTCATCCTCCTTAGGTGCATTGAAGATACCAAACCGCTTACCAGCAGAACGGAATGTCGTTAGACCTTTGGCTCCACCCTTCCAGCCTTGTACGTACAGATCTTTGAAGTCGTCAAACTCCACGTCAGCACCTACGTTACACGTCTTGGATACTGCACTATCAACATACTTCTGAGATGCACAGAGGACCGTGACGTGCTCACTAGCAGACACCTTGTCGGCGGTGAGGCCTTCAATTCCAAACTCCCGGTAGGCATAGTCCTCAACACGTTCTACACGAGGTCCATCAAAGGTCTGGATAGTACGATCATAGTGTAGAAGGTATGGAGGCTCGATGCCTGACGATACGTTATCTGCGGTTAGAGAGATGGTACCTGTGGGGGCGATTGAAGTAAGGTGGGAATTACGTATCCCGAACTCGTCAATTGCGCTGACCACGGAGTTTGAGAGTGTTTGTATATAATTACCACTGATGTATTTCTCCTTGTCAAACATGGGGAATGAACCCTTCTCGTCTGCTATCCATGCGGAGGATAGATACATACTTGTATTGATGTCGGAGAGGAGGTACGATTGCTGTAGTAGATAGTCAGGGGAGCCATAGCGGAAGCCACACGCTTCTAATGCGTTGGCCATACCAGTAACACCAATGCCCATTCTACGTTTAGCCTTGGCCTCTTGTTCTTGCTGCTCCAGAGGGTAGATTGTACGGTCGATCACATTGTCCATAGCACGGTGTACAGGATAAACATCATGGATAAGCTGCTGCCTATCAAAAACCATACGGCCTTCATTGTCTTTCTTGACATATTTTACCATGTTGAACGAGCCTAGTAGGCAGGCTCCATAAGGAGGAAGTGGCTGCTCACCGCAAGGGTTAGTGGCCTCGATGGTCTCACAATAATGAAGATTATTCATGC